GCTCTTTCCCGATTCTCAGCAAATACCGGTCTGCAATGATACCGTCCTGCAAAAGCGCAATTCGGATACAGGTCAGCAAGTTCAGCAGATGAAGATTCCCTTCCGCCTTGTCCTCCGAATACGTCGCTGCGACAATCCGGATTTTACAGCTGCTTTTCACCTCTTCCCCCGGTTCCTGTATGTCCTCACTCTTCAAAAACTGTAACAGGACATATGGAATCCGCTCCGTTTCTGATTTTTTATCCGGAAGCGCCATTATGTGGATTTCCGCCGGGCGTTCCGGCCTGCTTCCGCTATGCCTGTCCACCCGCGTCGGTAAAATCAGATTCTTCGTTTCGCTCTCGATGTAGGCTTTCAGGTTTTCCAGTAAATCTATAGGTGTCAAATGCTTTTCCTCCTATTCAAATTGGTATTCCACTGTAATGTCGGGCGATTCCGGGTTTTTCTCCATGATGACCCTGAATTTTTCTTTTCCTAAGAGCGGCTTTGTCAATTCCTGTAATGCCAGCAACAGAAATTCAAATTTCTTTGCATTCAGGCAAATTACATCTTCGTCCATAGCTACCCTCTCCCTCCAATAATGAACCCTCGATTCCGCGCTATACTGACCGCCCTTTCCCACGCCCAATTATCCGCCGCCTGTTGTCCGTACACGGATTCCGGCTCTATTTGCGCCGGGTTTAACGCCCTGTCATCAATATAGAGATTTGCAAATACTTTTCTCCCCTCTGGGCATTCAGGACTTTTATGTGGATTGTCCGGGTTTTCATTGACCGCATACAGTGGAATTCCGTATTCTTCGCAGAAATTTACCGCCTCGTCAAGCAGTTTCCGTGTTCCGTTTTCCCTGCTTGTCCAAAGAATGATTTTTGACCCTTCTGCGGCTAACTTCTTTACATAGTCAATTACTAACTCGTTTGGCTCCCCAATTTCCGGGAAATTGCTTGTGCAAAGCGTTCCATCGAAATCAACTGCAACAAATTCATACTGTGGCATTTCAATTCCTCGCTTCCGCAAGCTACATTCCATAGCCGTTCAAAATGCGGGTTATTTCATGCTCAATGCGCTTGTTTATGGTTTCTTGCGCCTTTTCTGATACGTGTTCCAGCACTTCATCATTTCCCGCCATTTGCGCGGTTGACTGTGCCATGAATTCAGTTACCGGGAATGAACTGCCCGTTTCACGTTCAAACATGCCTGTATGCCCGTTTTTCATGCGGGCAATAAAAGCGTGTGTAAACGGGGTCTGTGCATTTCCTTTCATGACCGCCGCTTTCACTGTTGCCCGCTGAATCGGAAGCGTCGGTGATACGTTGAAGCGGTATAGTGGTAGTTTATACCCGGCAAAAGAGACGGTCCCCACAACGCCGCCGTCCGACTTCTGAACCCGCGCCTGAATGTTTCCGCCTGATCTGGCATTTTGCGCCGAAATCGCATATGTGCTTGTGATCTGCCGGACGGTTTCCGCCTTTACTGTGCTGTTTGCCCGGCGGATAACGCTTGAAAACGCCTTTTGCGCCCCGCCGGGTATGCCTGAAAGAATCAGGTTTACCCGGTCGATCTGTTCGCTTGTAATCTGAATCATTCGGTCAACCTCTCCAAATACAGCACTATGTCCCCGGCTTCCGGGTGAACCTTTTTGATTTCGTACAAAGCGTCCTCCAGCTCCACATTCAGTCCCCGTTTTGGGATTTGATTCAGCACGGACAGCGGCACATACATAACCAAATCGACAAGGGTTAAGCCCTCAACGTGGTCATCCTCTTTTCTGGACCTGTCCTGTGCGCCACCGTCGTCGATAATGACCGGGCCTTTGTACCTGATTCCGTCAATCCAGAACTCTATTTCGTCCGCGTGTTCTGCGGTGTTGTGAAATACGGTCAGCAGGTCCCGCTCAACCTGTGCTTTGAAGTTCCGCATTACAGTACGTGTGCAACAAACCAGCTGTTGACCTCATGGGGAACGGTCAAGGGCTTGCTGTTAATCTGCAAAAAGCGGCGGTCCGGGCGACGCTCCACCCACGTCTGCGGGACCATATCGCCCTCGACGGTGGCAAAACCCTTTCCCTCTTCCGGAATCATGTTGATTGCCCCGTAATAGATCGAATAGTCCGCCTCTGTGGACAGCAGCGCAAGCGTCCCTTCCGGTACAAGTGGCTTTTCCTCCGGGGCGGCGGGATTTGTCCAGTCGTCAAGATACCATTCGTTGTACTGGTAGATATCCAGCCCCAGTTTCTTGATCGTCCCGATGTATGTAACGCCGTTAGGAAGTTCGCGGGGTTTGATGACCGCCAAATCATAGGCCCGCACGTCCAACGCCTCTTTGACTTTCGGGTGTCTGATAAATGCGTTGACTACGTTTCTTGCCATGACGCAAATGTTGCAGTTGACAAACCCGTCTTTCTGTACCTTTTCGTGCCACCGCTCAATGTCCTCCATCGGGTCAGAACTTGCGTCGCTCCATTTCATTGTTGCGGTGACAATCGTCTCCATGTTGGTGAAACCGAAGTCGATCACTTCGTCAATTCCGTCACCGATAATCGGAATCTGACCGGTGAAGATAGCCGCCGCCGCCATCTGCTCCTCACGCCGGACGATCATTTCTTTCAGCTCCCGCAAATCCTCCGCCAGCTTTTCGACGGCCCGTTCCGCCGGTTTCCTTCCGCTGTACGGGTTTTCCCCTGCGGTACGTTCCAGCAGATCGTCCACGGTCGTTACCTTGTTCGGGGCAAGCAGAACGGGGGTATAGCTCTTGGTTTGATATCCGCTGTTCTGGATGGTTTTTCCGCCGACTTTCGGGTGAACGAACGGGGCAAGGGCACGCCCGCCCTTTTTGAAATCCACGTCAACGCTCTTCGTGACGAACGTCCGGCGGTTTTTGAAAAATGTGTCACGGAAGAAGGTCCGTACCGGCGGCATCCGCCGAACCAGCTTCCCCAATGTGCGCGGGGTATAGATATCAGTTTCAATAGACATTCTCTCTGTCCTCCCTTACTTCAAAAAGATACCCAGCTTGCGGAAAGCGGGCTTCAAGGCTTCCGCCGTCACACCTTCCGGCAAGGTCAGGCCGTCGGCGAAAAATTCGCCGGTCAGGTAGATCACAACGCCGCCGTCGGTGCTGTCGTCCGCCGCAATGCCGCAGAGCTTGTCAATGTTTCCAGGCTTTGCGCTGTCGCCCGAACCGGACGGGGCTTCCGCTTCAACGATACCGTCGGCAGTCAGGGCGACGGGGGCAAACCGCCGGACTGTTTTTCCCTCTGCAACCTCCCCCACGTCCTTGACAATGGGGAAGTCGCCCGCAAGAACATTTTTGCGGGTCATTTCATCACTCTTGATCTCGTACATGGTCTGTTCCTCCTTACTTTGTTTCGGGGAAAAGCCGGTCAATTGCCGCGTCGATGTCACTTGTCCCGCCGCCGCTCCCCGCCGCGCCCTCGATCTTTCCGCCTGTCCCCACGTCGCCCGCGCCGCTGTCCTTTGCGTCGCCGTTCCGGTCTTTGATGTAATCCGCGCCCTGCTTCATCTGGGCCGCGACGATTTGTGTCGCAACGTCCCCGGCGGAAGCTGGTGTTTCAAATTTAGCGGCGTTCACGATTTTTTCAAAGCCCGCCAGGGCTACGCTCTCAATGTCCTGAATACGTTTGCGCTCCGCTTTGGTTGCCGCGTCCTCGATCTGCTTTACCAAATCAGGAAAAGCCGCTCTCAACCCATCAGGGGTCTTAATGTCTTTGATTCCGTCCATGACTTTTTCACTCCTTTTCTGTCCGGTTTGTTTTTGGCTATTTGAAAAACCGCCGGACGTGCTGGCCGTCAGGCGGTTTAACAACGAAACTGACATATTGGGGAACCGTTCAAGGTCCATCGAAACACTGTTGACAATAACTTTTTCCACATTTTCCACGGTGGTTTCCGCATTTTCAAACATAAGCCGGTCACAAAATCCCGCTTCAACGGCCTGTTTTCCGTCGTACCATGTTTCCGCCGTCATAATCGCGGCGATTTCTTCCGCCGATTTACCGGTTTTCAGCGCATATCCGTTCACAATGGATTGCTTAATTACTTCCAGCTCTCCCGCGGCCTTTTTGAAGTCCTCCGCGCTGAAATAGCCCATTGCGCCCATTTTCGGGTCATGAACCATAAACACACCGTTTCCCGGAATCTCGATCACGTCGCCCGCCATTGCAATAATTGTCGCGGCGGAAGCGGCCCAGCCGTCTATCTTGACCAAAATCTTTGCCGGATTGTCCTTCAACCGGGTATAAATTGCACCCGCCGCGAACACGTCGCCGCCGCCGCTGTTGATTCTCACAACGATTTCAGGCACGTTCCCCAATGCGGACAACTCTTCCCCAAACTGCCGCGGGGTTACTTCATCCCCCCACCACGTTTCGGAAGCAATGTCGCCGTAAAGAATCAGTTCCGGCGCGCTGCTGTCGTCCGCTGCGGCACGGAAGTTCCAAAAATGTTTATTGACCGGCTTGCCCTGCGCCGGTTTCTGTTCTGCCATCTTCGTTTACCTCCCTCAACAATTTTTCTTCCCTCTTCCTCTGTGCGGCGTTGCGGTAGAAGTCAGACCCGTTCATTTCCATAGCTTCACGGTCGCGGGTCGAAAATCCGTTCAGCACCCGCTGTTCCGCCGCCTGCACTTCCTGTACCGGGTTCAAAAGTCCTTGCGCCGGTCCGTTCCACTCCGCGCCGCAATAGGCTTTCCGTATGATCGGGTCAGCGAAAAAGCCGGGCGCGGGGATTCTTCCCTTTGCGACGGCTTCTGCAAACCACTCTTCATAAACCGGCTGACAAAAATCGTTTGCAAGCCAGTTCCGATACATGCGAAACATTTTCCACGCTTCCAAGAGCGCGCCGCGTGAAGCGGTGAACGATGAATTGAAGCACTTCACCAGCAGTTCATACGGGATTTCAAGGGCCGCGCCGATCTGCCGACAAATAGCAATTACAAACCCCTCGAACGCCGTGTTCGGCCTGCCGGGGTTCATGTCGTGCGCCTTTTCGCCCTCGTTCAAATCCACAATTGTTCCGTTCCCAAGTTCAATTGTGGTTTCGTCCTCCGCATCTACCTGATCTTCTTCCTGGATGATCTCGCCAAACGTCCCTTCACTTGACGCTGATTCCTTCTCAATGAATACGGTAAACATACCGGACACGACGGCGGCGACAAGCTCCGCATCTGTATAGCGGCCCAACTGCTTTAACGCTTCAATAACCGGCGCAAGAAACGGCACGCCGCGCCGCTGGCCTATCCGTTCCCGGTTCATAATGTGAAGCACATTGCGCCGCCCCGATTTTTCCCCCCATGCCGTTACCCGCGTCCATCCGGTTTCCGTCATATCAAAGGACAACGGGTGATGTTTGCTGATATGGTATGCGACAACCTCCCCAGCGTCGTTCGTCTCAACGCCGCCGATAATGTGCGGGTCAACAATTCCGTCCGGATTGCTCAATCTGTCCGCTTCAATCAGGCATATGCGAAGATCATAGGGCATATTGGCCCGCTTTGTGACCGGCAATGTTGCGATAACGTCGCCGGACATAAGCCAATTCAGGAAAGCAAGCTGTTGCAGTTCATAAAAATTGTCCAGCCGCTCCAAATCGCACGCCGGGGAATCCGCCCACAAAGCAAATTCGCGTTCGATCTTGCTTTCCAGGGCGCGGGCTTCCTCTTCCGTCATTCCCAAAAATTCATAGTCGATCTGACTTTTCAGCCGTAGACCGGACCCGACGACGTTCGTTCTGCATGTTTTCAACGCGCCTGTCGCAAGCGGAACGCCCATATAAAGATCACGGCAACGCTGGCGTAATGTCGAAAGATTGTCCTGTATGTCCTCTTTTGCTGACCCGCCTCCGTACATCCACCCTATCAGCGATTTTTTCGTGTGTGACGCGCCGTAATTACTGTATCCACTATTCAGGATTTCCAGCTTTTTTCGCGCTGCCGCCCGTCGAACGGCCCGTTCCGGCGATACTGCGGAAATCATCCTGTCAAGCGCATTCAATCCGCCTCACCGCCTTTACAGGTCCCGTGGAACGGCACGGACGGCGCGGTTCCTGCCGCCGCGCTTTTCCAGGTTTTCCAACTGCGCAACCCGGTTCTGCCAAAATTCAATTTCCTTCCTTACTTGCGCAAGGTCCGCCCTTGTCAGGCTTCTGGAACCGATCTTGTAGCTTTGGTGTGTCGTCAGCTCTAATTCCGCTTCCATCCATGCGTCCAGGTGATAGCGTGCAATTTCAAGCTGCGTTTTTTTCTTCCTCATTTATGAAATACCTCCCCTTGTCCGTGACCGCCTGCCCCTCTTTTTAGAAGTTGCGGCGTTCTTTTCCGGCTTCTTTAATACCGGGTTTGCAATCTCCAACGCGACAGTTGCGTAATTGCGAATGTCTAACGGTTCATTTCGCCTGTATCCACTGTCTTTCAGCGTCCAGACGTATTGCGCCCGGCCCTTCTTGTACGTGATAACCATTTTTTCAGCGGTCAGACCCCGAAAATATTCTTCTGTATAGCCCCGCCCTTCATCGGATGGAAAATGGCAGAAGTTCGGCCCCCACTTCTGCACTAACAGCCGCTGTTGCAACAATGCCTTTCCGGTGTCAACTCCAACCGTAATAAGCGGTGCTTTGATGATGTTCGATGTTGTCGGCCTGTTGTAATACGGTACTTCCATTCCGCCTTTGCCCTTGATCGCAAACACACGGCGCACGGTCCGCGCCTTGCAGAATCTATAAACCTGTGTGGAGAAGTGACCGCCGGAATCGACGCAAGTACAGATAATTTTCAGCCGCCGTCCGTCCTCTGTTTCAAATGTCTGTGAAAGAAACGCATCCAGTTCATCCCATACCGGCTGGCGTTTCAGATCGCCGTAAATTACCTGATAGCGAATGCCCCAGCTTTCTTTCTCAACGCCCCATCCGACAACCTCGATTTCAAAACGGTTGTCCTGTACGTCAACCCCTGCTGTCAGCACAAGCACCCCTTCCGGGACCTCGCATCCGTATTCCTCCCGCCGTTTGTAAAGGTCGTCCGTCTCGATCTGTTCGCCGTCCTCTTCCCATGTTTCCCCCATTTCTGTATTGGTCCACACTTTCAGAAGCTCGATATTGCCTTTTTTCTTCTCTTCATTCGCTGTAAGGAATTTTTCAACGATCTCCCGCCATTCAACAAACAGGGAAGCAAGGGCGTTCAGGTGGAACCCCCGAACCTTCCGTTCCGGGTATTTTGCTACAAATTTCCCCTTTTGGAACTGTTCCTTCCACTCGATTTCACTTGAAATCGCGCCGCACGCCTGGCAAACGCATTCGATCTCTTCCAGATTGTTTTTGTCGAACCTGATATTCTCCCAAGAAAGCGGCGTATATGCGCCGCACGCCGGGCAAGGCACGTTCCATTCTTCCTGTGTGCTATTCTCAAACTCCACGGCGATTCTTGATGTTTCCTTGTTCGTCGGCGTGCTGACGCAAACCTCTTTTTTGTTCCAGAATGTAGCAAGCCGTTTCGCGGCAAGTAAAAGCGGGTCGCCCTCGTTCCCCGCCGTTGCCGGGTATCTGTCGATTTCATCCGCCAGCAGAATCCGCATCGGGCGGGAAGCAAGGGACGACGGAGAATTTGCGCCCACCATTGTTACATGTCCGCCGGGAAAAATCTTTTGCAAGATCGTGTTTCCGCTATTCCGGCTCTTGTCGTTTACCCGGTCCCGTAAAACCGGCGTGTCCCGCAACATGGGGGAAAGCCTGTCTTTGCTGAACGTCTCCGCCATCTGGATTGTTGGCTGCATGACCATGATCGGCGACGGGTCATAGTGCATATAGTAACCAATTGGATTGAGAATCAGTGCATCGGTTTTCCCGATTTGCGCCGCCGACATGATGATGATCTTTTGAATGCGTATGTCGCAAACCGCATCCATGATTTCCCGCTGATACGGTGCTTTTGAAGTCCTCCAGCGGCCCGGTTCCGCCGACGATTCAGAGGAAAGACGGCGGTATTTGTCCGCCCATTCTGAAATTGTCATGTTGGGCGGCGGTGCTAAAACCGAAAATATCCGGGTAAATAGTTCAACTGTTGCCTTTTTCATCTTTCGCAAATCCTCCAAACGCCGTCTTGAAGTCTGACAGCTCTGTTAGGGCTTCGTCTATATGATCTTTCAGCAATTCAAAAATCTCCGCCTTGTCAGTTTTCTTGCAGAGTACCGGCGCAAGTTTTGACGGAATCGCCATCAGGCGCGATTTGAAATTAACAAGCATATCTGTCATAACGGCCTCTATGTCCTCCGCCGCATGTAGTTTGTTTTCTTTCAACTTCAATTCGTATTCTTCATTTTTTCGCTTTGCCCGTACCAGCTTTGCCCGTTCCGTGTTGTAGTCTATTGTTTCTTCACTTTCCGGATTTCGCTTCCGCAAGTAATTGATATACCGGTGGTTCGTGTCGATCAAGTTGTATAGGCCGGGCTGTACCTCCACAATCACTTTTTTCTCCCGCAACTGCCGCACCCGGCGTTCGGACACATCCAAAAACCTGGCAACCGCTTTTACATCATAAAGTTTCAAGCCCTGCACCCTCTTTCAGCTCTTTTTCTGGCAACCTCCCCCCACCAAAAACGCCCCCATAGGCGCGGAAGCGTTCAAAAAATTTTATTCGCTAGGCACAAGCCGGGGTCACGAACCCGCAAGGCTTCACCAGCCGCCGGAAGGACCCGCGTTAAACGTCCAAATCTTCCGATAAATCTTCCTGATTATCGTTGATTTCGCCCGTTTCCGTGTCGATCTCAAAAACGCCCGCCAGCTTCTGCTTTGCAAGGTTATATTTTCGTTCTTCCAGACGTACGCGACGGCATTCAAGCTCATAGCCTTTGATAGAATCAAGTAGTTTGATGATACGTCCGTGTGTCTTGTTAAGCTCCGCTTCCAGCTTCATTGTCCGGTCGAATGCGCTTGCCTGTATGACAGTCTGTGTTGCCGTGATATATGCGCCCTTTTCCAGTTCCCGCGCCCTGTCGCCTGTTGTGTCCTGCAATGCGGCAATCTCCCGCTGCAAATGTTCCAGCCTCTTCTGCTGTTGCTTTGTGGGCGGCTTCCCGCCCTCTATGTCCATGTCCCAGCGCAATGCTTCCTCTTCCGCTTGCAGGCTTGCCAGCTTCTCAATCTGCTGATTTAGCCGTTCCTGTCCTTTGGGTGTCCGCACTTCAACCACTCGATCAACAAATAGGCTGTCAGGCTTTTCCTGCTCCAACCTTGCAATCTTGTTCTGCAAATCAAATTCTTTTGCTATCAGCGATTGCAGTTCTGCAAGCATATTTGTTTTAGTGTCCAGGTCTATTCGTTGGATGTACGCCCGCTGTTCCGGCGGCAAGTCCTCCAGACGAACCTTTGTATATGCGCCGTGCGTTTCGGCGTTCCTGTTCCCTTTAGGCGCGCCAGCTCCCGCGGCGTTCTTGTTGCCGGGCTGCCCTCCGCGCTTCCGTGGCGGCTTTTGGGCTTCAAGGGCTGCGGCCCATGAATCAAGGCTTTTCCATTTGCGGACTTGTTCAGGCTTCACGCTGCCGACGGCTTCCGCAACCTGTTTCGCCGTCATTTTCCCGCCGGATTCAAGCCATATTTTCCGCGCCTTGTCCCGCTCCGGGCTTCTATTTCTTGCCATGCGCCGCGCACCCCCTTTCGTTTATTTTTCATTTTCCGTTTTGGACGGCCCCGCGGAAGCGCACGCAAAAACGGACCTTACAAAAAGCAAGGCCCGTTTCCTATGAACGCCGGGCGTCGGCGGTAAGCCTGCCCGAATCGCTGTTTCAATTTTTCATAATAGCAATTATAGCAGAAAAATGTGGCAATGGGTGGCAATCTTATCTTTCCGGAAATTTGAAACTAAAAATTACTTTATTTCTTGAAAAGTAGCTTCCCAGCCGGTCTAACGCTCTGTCACGTATGTTTCGGCATTGCCGCGGACTATAATTTATCCGTGCCGAAATCTGTTCCCATGTCGCGCCGTCCAGGTAAAACCAGGTGATGACCGCTTTTTCATGAAAGTTCAGCTTGTCCAATTCCCGCCCGATAGCTCTTCCCAATTCGTCCAAATGCCTGTTCCTGCGGCTTTTTCTCTCGATCTTCTCATAGACAGATTCAGGAATGTTTGCAACTATGCTTTCAACAGGCTTTGAAACCCCGCCTTTACCGTTCGGCAAGCCATCCGTGCTGACCGCCCCCAGCAGTATGTAATATTTGTCCTCCAAATCCTGAATTTCTGCATTGTTCATCTGAATTTCTTTGTCTATCGTTCTAAAGAACTGCAATATTGCTACAACTTTTCCGCGTTTCATGCTCGTTCCTCCGATTTTTGCTTTCAGGCGGCTTGTATATCCGCCGGTAAAATCTTCCCTGTTCTGCGCGTCGAATCTCCGCCCGGTATCGCTGTTCTATTGCTTGCGCCCGGCTCCGCTCCATCTTCCGCCGACGGTCGCACCGTCCTTTTTCGCTTTCCTCCAACTCCTTCCGCAAATTGTCCATAGCTTCAAGGTCATGCGTACCAACCGCCGAAACAGCGCGGAAAATCGTCTCTATCATTTCTTCAACAGCACATTTCGCCCGTTCTTCACAATCTCTTGCTACTTCTTGTATGGCTTCCGCTTCTTCCTCTGTTAATCCACCAAGAACCAAATCTATTGCCTGATTCATTGGCGCGTCTCCCCCAGCTTTTCAAGAGCGATATAGAGGGCGTGAACGTCCGCCGTCCAGTTCCGCGAATGATCGAAAGATTCCCCCATATCCATACAGTATTCCAGCAGATTGCGTAATTGCTTTACGGCCCCGTCAGCGTCCATTTCCTGATTTTCTGCCCGTTCCGCGCCCATATACGGCGGAGAAACGGTGACGGACTGGTTATCATGTCCGGCGGCTTCCGGCTGTTCCTGCGGCTCTGTGCGGCCCTCTGCTGGCGGTTCCGGCGCGGGTGGCACTTCTTCCCGCCGTTCCTGTTTCGGCGGCTCTGCGGTGGGCTGTGCCGCTCCCCGTTGTGGCGTTGGCGGCTCTTCCGCTGAACAAACCCGCTCTTCTCCCGCTTCTCTTTCTTCCGCCGCCGTGACCTTCGCTGCGGGCGGCGGGTCCTGCTTCCGCTCCCGTGCGTCCCTAATCGAAATTTCCCCGGTTTCCTGGAATTTCTCAAATGCCGCCGCCTGATCTTCCGCCGAAAGTCCGGACAGTTCATATGCGGTTGAAATGTTTATGCGGTCTGCTTTCAATTCCTCCATGAATTCCGGGCAAAGATTCCGGTTGATCGCGTCGAATCTCCCAATCTGCGCCGGACTTGTGTTCAATGTCTGTGCAACCAGCTTCCGCATATCACCGGGTAATTTCTCTTGCTGTTTGATCTTTTCAAAAATTTCACGTGTGCGACGGGTTTCTTCGATTTTGTCCCACGCTGTTTTTTCCCGCTGTGAGTTTGCCGCAATCAGCATGATTTCTTCCCGGATTGCCTGAACCTCTGCGTCCTCTTCGTTTGCTTCTATGGTACACGGCACAAGCTCATATTCCTGCTTTCCCTCTTCCACAAGAGCGATACAGGCGGCTTGCCGCCGATGTCCAGAAATGATCTTGTATTTCCCTGCCCCCAGCGGAACGACGATGAAGTTTTGTAAGACTTTCCCGGCAAGTTCAATCTTGCTTTTCAGTTCTTCAATGTCATTCATCGAATAGAAATTATCTTCCGACGGCACAAGGTCAAAGACGCTCAACCGCTCAATCGCCGCCGTGCGGCTGGCGTGGACTGTCTGCCCGCCGCCGCCGGGCGCGGCCCGCTTTGAAGCGTCGTTCAAAATCTGATTCAAGTTAAACTTTCCCACGATGTACGCCCCTTTCTGTCCTAATCGGACAAGTTAGCAATGAACCCTAAAGCACAACTAATCCGTCTAATACCGCGTAAACGATCAGGAGTGCAAAAACTATGATATAAATTGCCACCATAACCAACCCCGCTTCCTCTTCTTCCCGTTCCTCTTTCTTTCTCTGTTTTTTGAAGTAGTAAAGCTTCCAGTCAGTTGGGGTAAAATGCGTGAAATCCTGTGCTTCTTTTTCCTGTGCGTCCTTTTTCTTCATTATCACGCCTTTCCCCTCTCCAAATACTCCCGAACGAATGCGATATAGTCCATTGCGGCCCCGCTCCGCCTGCTGTATTCAGCAATGGGGGATTCCGAAAATGTGCTTTCCGCCACCTTTTCCGAATAGCGAATGTGCGTGTCGAAAACCGGGTATTCCGGCTGGCTCCGCAACCACTCTTCCCCCTGCTTGTCCGCGTCCGTCCGCTGAAAGCACGTAATCAGGCAACCGGCCAGCCGCAAGCGCGGGTTCCAGTCGGCGCGGGTGTCCTCGATCTGCTCTTTCAGTTCTTCCAGCCCATCAAAGGCGTATTTGTCAATCTTGATCGGAATAATCACGTCGTCAGACGCGACAAGGGCGTTGATCGTGGAAATGTTTATATCCGGGGCGTTGTCGATAATGCAGAAATCATAAAAGCTTTCCGCCGCAATCGTGTTCAGCGCGTCCCGCAACCGGGTTTGCTGGGGGCGGGCGCTGGTGTCCAGCATGACCTCCAAATTCGCCCGAATCAAGGACATATTCGCTGGCATTACGTCGATCATGTCGAACCGGGTTTTCTTGATAACCTCCCACGGGTCCAGCCGCCGGGCGGTCAGAACGTCCGAAATGCTCTTGTCGTCGTAGCTGTGGACCCCGAACGTTTTCGACGTGTTGCCCTGCTTGTCGTTGTCGATCAGCAAAACCCGCTTGTTGTGGTAGGTCGCCAGAATGTGCGCCATGCTCCCGGCGGTCAAGGTCTTTGCAACGCCGCCTTTCAGGTTGATAACCGAAATTGTTTTCACCGTGTAAACCTCCTATTCTGATTTTGTCCCGCTCGACGGGGCGGTTCTTTAGTTCCCGATTTCCTCCGCCATTTCGCGGGCTGTCCGGTTCACCGCTTCTTCCAGGGTTTCACCGCCGGTCAGTTCGTCGATCTTGACGGTCCGGGTCATGTTGACAACCCCGTTCCACGTCTGCTTCATCATGTGGACGACGATTCCGCCCGCCTTGCGGCGCAAAGGCCAGCAGTCCGATTCAACGGTTACTTTCGCCCCATTCAGGGCCGCGGCGGTGATCTCACTGTTCATCGTCGTTCCCTCCGCCGTCCTCTTCCTGTTTCTGCTGGCTGTTCCCATACACCCACGCGGAAATATAGGCTTGTGTCAGCTTCATGCACTCTTCCAGCGACGCGCCCGCCGCCTGCAATGCCCGAAAATAAATCAGCGACATTTCAGCAACCACGCCGACGGCGTTTTTCAGGCTTTCCATTTGCCCTTTTTGGTCCATTACGTTCCCCTCGCTTTCTCCATTTCGGCGCGCAAGTCCTCTTTGATGTAATAGGCGCGCCCGTGTTCCCGGCAAAGGCGTTCGGCTTCCTCTCCGAACGCGGCCCATCCGCCCGCCTTGACGATCTCCGCCGGGGGCGCGGCGTGGTTCAGCTTGCCGATTTTGAAGAGGTCAATATACCAGCCGTTCCGAATCAGACTGTAAACGGCATTCGGGTAAAGGACGGGTTCGCATGATACCCACGTTTGCACGCCGTTATATTTCGCCTGTTCCAGTGTCGCCAGCCGCTCCGCCGTGGGCGCGGCTTTCGGTTCCTCCGCCGCCGGGTGAAAGAGATTGTCCGTTGTGAACGTTACCCCGAACCAATCGGACGGCCCCAGCAAATCAAAGTCCCGCCGGGCGCGGTCCCCGCCCTTTGTCAGAATGCGGACGCTGTTTCCGCTGTCCTTGACCGCCTGAATGACTTCCCGCGTCGCCGTGGTGTCGATTTCGGCGGGGTAGGGGTCGCACGTGAAGCAAAGAAAGATCGTGCGCCCGCTGATCTTCTCCCGCTCCAACTGCCGCCGGACCTCTTCGACGATACCGGGCCGGGGCCGGACCTCCGCGAATTCCTCCCGGCCCCTATGCAGGACGGCTGGGGCGTAGCAGTAGGAACAACCGTGATTGCACCCGGTATAGATGTTCACCGCAAGTTCCCCATATTCACGGGCGCGCCCGCGGGGTTCGTAGATCGGTTTATTCACGCCGTTTCCCCTCCTTTTCCAATGCTTCCCGAATCTTTTTCAATTCTTTTGCGATTTCCTGCAAGGTTTGAAGAACCTGTGTTTCCAGATAAGCCACGTTTACCCCTCTTTCGTCCTTTCGATCACCCGCTCGGCTTCGTCCCCGTTCCATTCTACGGAATACCGGGTTTCGCAAGGTTTTTCCCGCCGAAACAGGCGCTTTATACTCCCGTGGCACTCATACCGCGCGAAAACCCGCGTTTGCCAGCCTTGATCTATCCGTATTTCGCTGGGCGTATTTGCCCGCCCGCAAACCGGGCATTTTACTTCAAGGGCTGTCAGGTTCATTTCCTCTTCCCGCCTTTCTTCTTTTTCTTCTTCCGCCGCGGCTTCGTAGGCGGCTGGGAAGAGGGGACCGGGGCCGGTTTCGGCGGCTTTACCTCTTCCGAAATCACTTCGATCACTTCCACGTCGCGCGGGCTGAAACAGATAACCCCGCCGGGGTCGTAGGTTCCCGCCGCCCAATCCGCCTTGAATTTTTCAAGGTCGTTTTTGTACCGGGGGACCGGGTGGACCTGTTCGGAATAGTAAATTGCCATCATCATGCGTTCATCGTCCGGCGCGTCCCAATCTTCAAGGTGGTAACTGTCGTAATTGTCCCACTCCCAAAGGGACAAGCGGCAACGCACGCCGTCGAAATATTCCCCGGCCCGCTGTATGTTCTCGAAATCCCGGTATGTCATGCCCTGCCCGGCGCATTCCTCCCGGATTTGCTGAATCGTCTTTCCCGCCATGTGCAAGCGGCAAAGAACAACTTTCGGTTTGTATTCCATGCTTTCACCGTCCTTTCTCTATCCCTCAAACATTGACCCTTGATCGGGGTCCCGCTCCGCCATTCGGACCGGCGGCGGGTCGTTCAGCGCCCGGCGGCTTTCCCGCGTGATCTCTTCAAGCCGGTTCACGAATTTTTCTGTCACCAATCTGTAAGGGGAGATCACCGCCGCAATCAGCAAACCGGCCTTTGCCGCGACATAGGTTTGACCGTCCGGCGTGACCCGCTCGTAAAGCTGTACCACGTCCAGCACGTCCTCCAACGGCGCAAGATATTTTTGCTGAATGAAGATTATCCCGTTCCGGGTCTTTAGCGGTTTCACCTGTGTTCCGCCGTATGTGATCGAAAAATCGTCGTCTTTCAAAATCCGTTCGTCCGGGTCCGTGTCGCCGACGTTCAGCGCGTCCGGCATAGTCAGCCGCCGAACGCTGGTGTTCTTCAACTGCTTTTCCGAAATGTCAAACACAGCGCAAAGGGTTTCTTCGTCCAGTATCGGAAGTCCGTTCAGCGGGTAGGCCGCGAACCCGTCGCCCATCCATTGCACGATCTCCCCGTTCCCGCTGATCTTGTCAAACAGGCGGAACGTCTTTTGCTGGTTACAAAGGGAAATTACCTTTTTCAGCTTCATTCCGGCTTTTCCTCCTTTCCCGGTTCCTCTGTAAATAAAGCGTCGTCCAGCGCCCTGATCGAAAATTTCATGTGTCCCGCGTATATTGATTCATCCGTTACGCCCGTGACTTTCAGCTTTCGCACCGTGTAGCCCATTTTTAACCATACATAATCACCGGGCTGGACACGCTTTTTCAGGGCTTCCAGTTCCGCGGCCTGCTGTGCTTCTTTCCGCCGCTTAACCTCCGCCGGGTGTTCATCCACAAGGGCAAGGAAAATCCCGTATTCGTCCCGGCTGAAAAGAACGCGGCCCGCTTTCAGTTCTTCTAACTGTTCCGCCGTTATTCCGAAACAGAAATTCCCAAAAAGACTTGAATTTTCTTTGATCTCTTCCGGCGCAATGCTGGAAAGTTCGTCCTCAAATACGGGTTCCCATTTCGGCTTCATTTTGCGTTCCTCTCCAATTCGCGGGCGATTCTTTCGTAGAAAGATTCCGTCGGTCCCATTGCGGCTGGCAAGTCCAAAACAACGAACGGCCAGTTCCACCAGCCCTGTTTACCGCGGGCCGGAATCGGCTTTTCAAGCATGACCGGATTTCGGAGGACCCACGCGAACCGGCCCGGCGAAAAATCGCCCAGCGCCCTTTCAAGCGGTGTCAATTTGTCCACGATCTCTTCCACGGGGACGCAATCGACAATTTCCACGGTTCCGACAACCGCGCCGAATTCCTCCGGGTGACTTTTCCTGCATATATGCCACGCAAGTTCATTTTCTCTCCCTGCCGAAAGAACGTCCATGTAAAGCCGGTCAGCTTCTTTCCCCTTTATCTTCTTTTTTCCTGCATGGACCGCTACACGGCCCCGAATATGCGTCCGCCGCGTGCGGGTTTCATAATGCTTTATTCCGACGACGGTTGCGAATGCAAAAGGTTGATAAACTGTGTATGCTTTCACCCGTCTTTCTCCTTTCTTCTGTTGTAGAT